AAAGGGCGCTCCAGCCGATGCGCTGCCGTTGTCGATAATCCACGTGAGGAAGACTCGCGTGGGTCCAGCGGTCGAAGCGTTCATCTGGATAACCGGACCAGTGCTCGGCATGCTGTTGTTGGTGTCTGAAAGCCCGATGCGCCTAATTCCCGTTGAGCTGTTCGGGAACGCCACGAGCGCAACGACAACCCACACGCCAGCGCCAAGGTTCACGTGACCTAGGCTCTTGTTCGTGCTTGCTGCTACGTTTGTTGAGTCAAACGAGCTTGTAACCATGTCGGGGTCGCCGATTTTAATGTCGTTGCCAACGCTGTCCTTGGGGTCATCCACCGTGAGCGCCGAACCGATTTTTGATCCTGACGTTGCCAGCTTCATCACGGTCTTCGCGCTGCCCGGCGAATCGTCCAGATACATCGTTAGGCTGGTGGCCGTGAGCACGAGCTGCGCCGTGTAGCCCTGCGCCCTGCTCCAAAGCTTGATGGCGTTCTTGCGCAAGGACGCGACCACGTTGTCGGACGTGTTGCCTGTGCCGTCGTACACGTCGATGCCCGAGTTGCTGCCCGCCACGATGGCGAGCAGGTTGGTGGCACCAGCGCGGAAGAGCATGCCCAGACTGTTCCATAGCGCGTTGCGGGAGCCTGTTGGGTTGCCCTTCTCGGTGCTGATGTGCGCACCGTTATCGTCGTGCCAGAAGAACTGCCCAGTGGCTTCCGCGATGATCTTGGCGTCCTCCGCGAGCCTTCCGGCTGCTGCGGCCACCTTGCGCACGGCACCCACGGCGCTCACGCCAGCGGACGGGTCGCTCGCGTTGCCGACCACGCCCATCTGTGCGCCGGACCAGCTCACGCTCACCACGTCACCGACCTCCACGCCAGCGGCGCAGGTTGACGCGGGCGCTTCGCCGCCGTCACCAGTGGTCACCCACACCGTGCCGTCATTGTCGATGCGCGTGACCGTGGCGGGCACGTAGCCCTTGTGCGGGCGTATGGTGCCCACCAGCTCGCCGCAGAAGTCCCAGATGGTGCTCACGTCCATGTGCTCACCTCCATGCTCGCGCGTTCGGTCACGGTGATGCCCGCGCCGCATGCGTACTGCTGGCGCTCGATGCGCAGGTCGCCCTCCAGCCGTACCGTGGCAAGCGAGCCGCGCACCACGTCGCCCACGCCCACGTCCGGCCACCACTTGCGCCTGTACGTGCGCTCGCGCCGCACGACGGAGCGCTCGGCGAGCATGCGCACGGCGTAGGCGTCCAGCGTCTCGCCGCCCACGCGCACGGGGTTGGTCTCGGACTCGTCTATCCAGTAGCCGACCTGCGGGAAGCCCGTCGGGCTGCTCTCGTCGGTGTTGACCGCCTGCGCGTAGGCCATGCCCTCCCAGACGCGGTATCGGTTCGGTATGTCCGAGAGGTCATCGTTGTAGTCCACCTTGGGCTGTAGTAGCGCCGCATGGGCGCGGTTCAGCAGCAGCGCGGGTTCTGTCGGTCGCGGCCCCACGTGGATGGTGCCGTGGCCGTCCGTGGTGATGCGGTAGCCGCCAGCACGCGCGACCTGCCACGCGAGGTCCAGCGCGGACGCGCCCTGCTCGGGCACGACGCCGGACGCGAGTGCGAATCCGCCGCCGTCCACGACCACGGGTGCCACGCAGTTGAGCCGCAGCAGCGATGCCGCGTACTCCGCGCCGTCGCTGCCAGCGGGCGCGTACTGCCCAGGGGACAGCTCGTAGGTGGATGCGGGATACAGGACGCTCCGTGATTCCACCTTGTCCGTGGGCACGCCGTGGTCAACGCTGCCGCCCGTGCGCACCAGCTCCAGCGTTGCGACCTCGACGCGCTCAATCTCGCCGTCCTGCTCCGCGATCATCACGACTCGGTAGTACCCGCGCGGGATGGTCGCGTTGGTCACGGTCACGGTGCCGGAGTCCACGAGCGGGGCGTCCCCCGTGGCGTCACGGGTGACGCTCACGGAGTCAACGCCAGTAATCAGCTCGCCGTCGGCCCATGTGGACGGTATGACGGCATGCACGCGCCAGTGCGCGGCGTATGTCCTCGACCAGTCCATCGCTAGCCCTCGCTCTCGTCCTCGACGTTGTACGTGGGCAGCGTGTAGGCGGGCGTGAGGGCGACCTCCGTCGCGCTGATGCTCACGGAAGACAGCTCGTGCGTGGGAGTCATGTCGGTGACCTCCACGTGCGCTTCGTAGGCCGAACCATCGGGCGTGCGAACGAACGCGGGGCCGACGAAGTGCGCCAGCTCCTTGACTGCCGCGATGGTCGCGGGGTCTTCCAGCCTGAGGACGGTGGTCGCCAGCTTCGCGGTGCGCCTGATGCCTTGGTTGTAGAACGCGTCCGTGCTACCGTCCAGATACTCGTGGATATCCACGTCCTTACCGTACCCGTCGCTGATTGCGAGGTCATACGGCAGCTCGACCGTGCCGCCCTGCCAGTCGATGCGAAGGACGCTGCCGCCCATCTCGTAGGGCGCGTCGTACCACTCCACGTCGCCGTCAGCCGTGCGGCACGCGATGCGGTAGTAGTGCGTCATGCCATCGCCGTATGGGGCGTACTGGTCGGTGAGGGTCGCCGTGAGGGGCCACGTCTCGCCGATGAGCTGTGCGCCGTCGTTGGTCAGGCGGTAGATGTCGTAGCAGTCGGTGGCCACGCTCGTGGACGGTGGAACCAAATCGATGCGCACAGCCTTCACGCTGGTACCGTCGGTGTCGTAGGTGTCGATGGGCGTGAGGGTCACGCATCCGTCGGGGTCGGGTGCCTGATGGCTCCACGCCACGGCGAACGTCGCCGTGCTCACGTCGCTCGTCAGCTCGGTGGCGGGGTCGGTCGCGCTCGCGGTCACCTGATACTCGGTGCCGTCGATGAGGTCCAGACCTGCGGGGAGCGTCACGGTCGCCGCGCCGCTCGTCCACTCGGGCAGCACGACGCCGGACCATATCACGTCGCCGTCGGCCTGAATGACCATGCCAGCCGGACCGTCGCCGCTCGTGCCCATAGAGGTCACGGTGAGCGCCACGCTTGCGCCCGCCGCGCTGCACGTGCACGGGATGCCAATGCCGTCTCCCTGCTCCGCGTAGGTCGCGGACGGCGCGACGGCGAACGTCGGCTTGGGCACGATGTGCGTTGTCTTCGCCGTGCTCTCGACCCACGCGCCGCCCGTGGAGACGGCCACGCGAATGGTGAGAGCGCCGTTCGTGGCCAGCTCTGCGGCACGCTCAGCGCTGATGGTCGCCGCGCCCGTGGCGTCGGTTCCGCTTGCGATCACGGTGCCGTCCGCGAGCAGAAGCTGCCACGCCGTCTGCGGCGAGCCGCCGCTGAACGTCCACGAGCAGGTGATGCCCTGCCCCTCGGGCACGAAGCCAGGGACGGCCAGCGCGACCGATGCGGGAGCCACGGACGGAATCACGGTGGCCATGTCGCCGTATGGGCCGTAGGCCATGCCGCTGTCGCCGTCGGTGTAGCGCCGTGCCTTGATGTAGGTCGGCGTGCCACCGTCCAGACCCTTGATTGCGATGGACGCGCTCGACTGGTAGCTGACGCCGCCGTGGGTCACGGGTCCATCGTCGTAGGTGACCTCGTAGGTGTCGGGGTCATCCGTCGAGCGCCACGTGTCGGGCTGGTCCGACCAGCTCAGCTCCGTGCCCGTGCTGGTGTCGGTCGTGCCATCCGGTGCCCACGCGAGCGTGACGAGCGCCGTGGTGCCGTCCTCGCCGCTCTGCGCGTCGATGATGACCACGCTGTCTGCGGTGACGGTGGTGGCGGGCACGTAGAGCGCGGAGACCTCCTCGGGGCGGCTGTACGAAACGAGCGCACCCTCGACCAGATACCACGCCTTGACGCGCACCCACGAGTGGTTGCCCGCCGTGGGCATCACGTCGCTGACAAGGCACGAGAGCGCCATGCAGCTGCCGTTGTCCGGTGCGCCGACCTCCTCCCATCGGTCGCTCGCGGCTTCCACCTGCTCGACGGTGGCATAGGCCACGTCGGCGAGCGCTTCCAGCTTCACCTGCGTGATGGGGTGCGTGGTGTGCTTCTTCTTTTCCTTGTCCTCGACCACGCCCTTGTTGAGCTTGATGTTGACCGTCACGCGGTCCTGAGCGGCCTTGGACGGCACGCTGATGCCGTCGATGGTCGGGACGTTCGGGCGGGCGACGTAGAACTCGCGCTCGGCCCATGCGCCGTCTCCTGCGTAGCCGCGCGAGCGTGCCCGCGCGTAGAAGCGCACATACGCGCCGTCTGGCAGCGACTGGTAGGCGCTCAGGTCGTAGCTAACTGTGAAGCTCGCGCCCGTGAAGGTGCTGCTCTGGCTTTTGAGCGTCGCGCCCGTGTCGGAGCGCTTGACGGTGAACTCGAACTCGGTGTCGTAGCGCTCGAACTGTCCGGCATCCGCCGCAGCCGTGATGGTCGCGCTCACGGTGCCCGTGTTCTCGTCCATGCTGAACGCGCTGACCACGGGCGGTTTCGGCAGCTTGAACTTGTAGGTGGTGCTCGGCTCCTTGGGCGAGCTGCCGCCCTTGTTGCTTGCGAGCGCCTTGCATGTCACGCTGGCAAGCTTGCGGGTGGTCAGCGGGTAGAAGCTGGCCCTTGTATACCGCTTCTTGCCCGCGTTGAAATTGCTCAGGTTGACCGCGCTGTTGTGGTCGCTCAGCTTCTTGATGATTTCGACCTTGCGCGGGTCTTTGCCGGGGATGGCGAGCGTCCACGTGACCTTCAGCTTGTCGGCCTTGTCGGCCTTCTTCGTGCCCTTGCTGAGCGAGCTGGGCACCTTCCACGTGGCCGTGAGCACATGGTTGCCGTTGCCGCGCTTGATTGCGAGCGACGCGACGCCGCCGAGCGGTTTCTTGACTGCCATCAAATCGCCCCCGTCGCTCTCAGGACGCGCAGCTCGCGCGTGAGGGTGGATACCAGCTCGTCGGCGTCACCGGAGCCGTTGTAGGTCAGATAGACGTTCACGCCGCCCGTGCCGCCCATGCGCGACGCCAGCGCGTCCGCATAGCGGTCGAGGTAGGGCGCATACGACGGCCAGACGAACTCCCCGCCGCGCTCGCCGACTCCCGGCAGCACGGTAGGCTCGTTAAACCAGCCGCCGCGTGCATACCAGCTCACGCTGATGCTCGGTGGCGAACCCTTGCCGCCGATGCCCCACGGCAGCGTGCCGCCGTTGATGTTGAAGTGCGGCAAAGCGAAGTGCGGCAGGCTCAGGTGTGCGCCGTTCACAATGCCCTTGATGCGGTCGATGGCGGACTGGATGATGCCCTTCGCCGTCTCGATGGGGCGCGTGATGGCGTCCTTCACCTTGTTGAACGTGTTGCGGACGCTGCCGACGATGTTGCCGAACTTGTTCTTTACGGTGCCCACCACGCTCGACACGGCGTTGCCGACGCTGGTCTTGATGTTGTTCCAGGCGTTGCCTATGCTATCCTTCACGCCGTTCATGATGGCGGGGACGGCTGCCTTCAGCTCGCCGAACTTCGTGGACACGAACTCGACGGCTGCGGAGACGGCGTTGCTGACGGCCTCCTTGATGGAATTCCAGACCTCCAACACCTTGTTCCGCGCGTCCTCGTTCGTGGCGATGAAGCCCACGATCGCGCCGACCAGCCCCACGATGATGGGGATGGGTCCGCCCAGCAGCGTGGTAACGACGGCGATTGCTCCGCTGAAGCTGCCAATCATGCCGATGGCTGCGCCCACGGTGCTCACGAACGCCGTGATGGACCCGACGATGCCGCTGATGATGCTGAACCCTCCCAGCGCGGCGGCTGCGCCAGCGATGGCGGGGATGAACGGGCCGAACACGTCGAGCACGGTCGAGATCACGTCCGCGAGCGTGCCGAACACGTTGGCGACCACGCCGAACGCCGTGCCCAGCACCTCACCGATGTTGGGCATGTTCTCGCTGATGAATCCGCTCAGGTCTTCGAGCGTGCCCTTGACGTGAATCATGGCCGACTCGAACGGCTCGGGGTCGAACGTCTCGGAGAACGCCTGAGAGAGGGTGCCGAGCGCCGTCGCCACGGTGCCCACGGCCTCGCCGATTCCGCCGCCCGCGCCCTCGGAGAGGCGGTCGAACACGCCACCTATCTCGTCGGCGATGCCCTTCAGGTTCGATGCGGCGTTCTCGAATCCGCTGGTGTCGAACGTGGCGGTGAAGCCCGAGAGGATGTCCTCGGGAATCGCGGACACGATGAGGTCGCCAAGCGTCTGCCCGATTACGCCCACGCGCTCGGCTGACAGGCTTATCGCGTCGCCGAGCGACGATATCAGCGCGTCCACGGTGGCGGTCATGTCGAAGTTCTGCCCGCCGTCGCCCAGCGCCGTGAGCAGGTTCTCCCACGCCGAGCTGACGGACGCGAAGCTGCCGGAAAGCGTCTCGGTCGCTTCGTTTGCGGTGTTGTTCGTGAGGTTGAGCGCGTCCACGCCCTTTTCCAGCATGTCGGTGACGGCCTGCTGGTACTCGGCGACCGGAACGTCGGTCAGCTTCTTGTACTTCTCGGAGAGGAACCCAGCGGCCTGCGCCTGCTCCAGAAAGTCGGCGCTGGTGGCGGGAAGGATGCCGGAGAACTGGTCTGCGATGGACTGATACGAACCCGTCGAGCGGGTTATCATCTGGTACTTCTCGTTCAGCTCATCGATGCTCTTGCCCGTTCCGCTCGCGTAGTCGGACACGGCGAGCATGCCCTTGCGGGCGGTGTCGTAGCCCTTCTGGTCGCCCATCGTCTGCGCGAACGTCGCGCCGACGCTGTTGATGCTCTCCAGGTACTCGTTCGCGCTCAGGTTCAGGTCGTGGAACGCCGCGGCGGCATCCTTCTGAATCTTGCTGTAGTCGATTTCGTCGAAAATCTTCTGTGCGCCGCCAGATAGCTGCTCGAAGTCCATGTAGTTGGTGAAGGACTTCTTCAGCTCGCCGCCAATCTTGTCCACGCCGCCCATGACGGCGCTCGATATGACGTTGCCAAGCGCGACGGCCTGTGCGCTGATCGCGGAGTTGAGTCCGCTCGAAATGGCGTTGCCCGCCTGAGTGCCTGCGCTCTTGGCCTTGCCGTTGTCGACCTTCGGCACGACGTTCAGGTAGGCGTTGCCCACTCCACCAGCCACTGCGTCACCTCCTTGGTTTCGATAGCTCGTCCATCAGCTCGCCCACGGACATGACGCGCGCTGGCAGGGCCTTCATGCGCCCGCTGGTCATCCACGACGGGCCTATGAGCCGCGGTGCCGTCCCGCGCTTCTTCGGGTCGCCCATGCCCCACATCAGCCCATGCAGGGCGTTGGCGATGGTCGCCAGCAGCGAGTCGGTGAGCGACCAGCGGTTGTCCGCGTTCTCGGCGCACGCTATGCGGCAGTCGGGCGGCAGTTGCGCGACCAACGCGGCGATGTGACGGGGCCTGTGCCCGCCAGCCATCGCCGCGTCTAGGTCTATGCCGTAATACTGCTGTAGGTCAGCGCGCAACTCGTCCTCGTGGGACGCCAGCTCCTGAACGAGCCTCCTTAGTTTTTTGGGAGAATCGCGGCGAGCGCGGCGCTCAGGTTCTCCAGAACCACGTCGCGGTGGACGCCCTTGCCGCCGCACATGGCGACGAACTCGTCCTTGCCAACGCCCGTGCACGCCTCCACGATGCGGAACGCGATGCCCATCTTCGACGGGTCGAACTCGGTGCCTACCTCGCACATGAGGTCGAACAGCTCCCAAGAGTCTCGCGCGTCGGTGTCGACGGTCAGCGTGTGCCCGTTGATTTCGAAGGTCTCGGTGGAGTCTGGCATCGTGTGTCCCCTATTCGGTTGTCGCGGTGTACTCGTAGGTCGTGACGCCGTTGGCGTCGGCGATGGCGTTGAAGGTGAGCTGACGGCCATCCACCTGCGTGCCGTCCAGCGTGACCTCGCCGCGCTCGGTGAGCTGGTAGGTGCCGACGTAGCGGCGCACCATGCCCACGGCGGGGACGGTCTCGATGGCAAGCACGACGGGTTCGAGGGTCGCGCCGTTGTGCTTGGCGGTAATGATGCCGCCCGTGCCCACGACCACGTTGTCATCGCCCCACGTAAGCTTCGCCACGTCGGCGTTGCACTGGATGGGGGTGAAGCTGACGGACTCGGTGTACTCGGTGCGGATGTTCTTGACCTCGATGCGGCCCTCCCACGCGCGGATGGTCTGCGTGGACGAGGACTCGGAGATCTGCACGCCCGCGTCGCTGGTGAAGCCCAGCAGGACGAACGTGGAGCCGAGCGCCGTGGTGGCGTCGGTCGGCAGGGTGGTGCCCTTCGGGGCGACGTAGATCGCGCCAGTGACGCTCGCCGCACCGTAGGTGACCTCTGCGGTGTTCATAGTGGCCATGTGACGGCCTCCTTACTCTTTGGTCAGTCGGAGAGACGGCAGGTCACGTCCAGCGTGAGCTGGTAGCGCGGACACCGCGTGGTCTCGTCGTAGAAGCGATATGGCCCGCTCTCGATTCGGATGCTCGACACGCCCAGCGGGCGCTGCTCGGTGAGCAGGCGGTTGCGCAGCTCTAGGGCCATGTCCTCCGCCTCTGCGTCGGTCTGCGCCCAGCACTGCACGGCGATGGTCGGGTGGTCGAGCATGTCCTCGACGTAGCCGCCCGTGCGCTCAATGGTGACGAAGCTGTCGGGCTCGGACTCGGGGACGATGCTGGAACCCACGTACCACTCGTCTTCCAGCCACTCGGTGAACTCGGCCAGTACCGAATACGCCATGCGCATCACCCCTTGACCTTCAGCAGCGTGTTGTTCTCGTGGTTGTCCAGCATCGCCGCGTAGTTGGCGGGATGGACGATGCCGACGATGCCCTTGCGCCCCTCTCTCACGTCTCCCGCGTAGACGGGCTGCGTGTTGCCGACGCCGGGGCTTCTGTGGTCGCGGTGGTAGGTGCCCGTTCGGAATCCGCTGCTCATGGCGTTGGCGGCGTTCACGCACTGCGCCGTCCTCACGCGCAGCATGGACTCCACGAGCGCGTCGTGCGACGCGGCCTCGTGCAGCGCCGTCATGTCGAACTCGACGGTGACGCTCGATGCCTTATCCATGCGCCACCTCCACCGTCACGGGCATGTGCCACGGGGTCGGGCAGTTGGAGCCAAGGTACGGCTTCGGCACGCCGACCACGCGGTACGTGTCCGAGTAGGGCGCGGGCAGCGCGACGGAGCAGCCGCGCAGGTCGCCCGTGTACGACTTCGGGAAGTGGAGCGTGAGCGCGACATCCACGCCGTGCTCACGCGCCGCCTCCATGTCTGAGGTCGTGGCAGGCGACACCAGAACGTTCTCGACCACCTCGGGCGTCGGCTCGCCGTAGGTGACGTTGTTCAGCCTGTCCCTCCCCGTCGGGTTGGGGCGCAGGACCGTCACGGTGATGCCCCTAATCATCGGCGCTCACCCACGCGATCTGTGGGGGCAGCTCCCCGATGTAGGGCGCTCCGATGCTGAGCGTCCGCTTCTCAGTCGCCGTCAGGTACAGGTCGCCGCTCGGGTTCGAGTAGCTGACGTTCTGCGTGTACGGGCCAGCCGTCATGGTCGCCTGCGACACCCCGTAGGCGTCGGACTCCGACGCTTGCAGGGCGCGGTTCACCATCGCGCACGACACGAGCCGCAGACGCGCGAGCCATCGCTCGTCCGTGGTGTCTGCCGTGACATACGCGTCGATGATGGTTGCCGCATCATCGAGCAGTACGGTGGCCCTGTCCTCCAGCTCGCTAGAAAGCTCTCCATAGCGGGCCTCTAGGTCCTCGATGGTCGCGTAGGACATGGCCACCGCCTCCCCTATTCGGTTGTCTTCTTGGGTGCCGCCTTGCGCGTGGTGCGCTTGCGCGGCGCTGGTTTCTTGGGCGCTTCGACGGGTTGCCATCCAGCGGCGAGCAGCACCTTGGCGTGCTCGTCGCTGGCGTCGACCACGCCGCCGCCCGGTGACGTGAGCAGCATGTCCTACGCGCTCGGGGTGTCGCCAGTGAGCAGGACGAACTCAGCGGCGCTCTTAACGGCGAATGCCAGGGTGGCCTCGACCTTGCAGGCGACCATGTTGTTCTGCCACAGGTTGATGGTGGTGTTGCCGTTGACCAGCGTGGCCTCGCGGCTGAACTCGACGGTGATGTCCTCGACCACGCCGTAGACGGCATCGGAGAAGTCACCGGCGATGCCGACGATGGCGGGGGTGCCGGGGGAGCCAGCGGTGCCTGCGACGAACAGATGCTTGTTGAAGTCGACGCCAGCGCCGAGGATGTTGCCGATGGCTGCAGAGTCGACGCCGGGGGTGAACAGCGGGCGTCCGGTCTGGTCGACCGCGGCCTGCACCTTGGTCTTGCCAGCGGGGGCAAGGCCGATAACGTCCATCATGCCGCCACCAGCGGCGATTGCGGCGTCGACGGCGAGGAACTGGTCGTAGACACTCTGGTTCTGGCCGGGGATGAGGCTGACCTTGGTGGCGCTGCCGAGCACGTCGAACCCGGTGCCGGGGGCGGTGGTGCTAAGGATCGTGGCGTCGAACTTCGCTGCGATGGCGGCGGGCAGGCGACGGACCAGCTCGTCGTACAGGGCACGCTTGTCGCGCACGAACTCGTCGGAGAACGGCTCGATGACGGCCAGCTTGTACGGGGTGATGGTCTTGGTGCCGAAGGTGTGGGTGGAGACGGGCTTGGCGTTGGTCTCGGCGACCCAGTTGGCGGTCGGCTCGCCCGTGATGGTCTGAATCTTCACGCCCTCGCCCGGCAGGGTGATGCGGCGGGCGTGACTCATGAAGAAGGACTCCTCCAGAGCAGCACCCCAGATTTCCTGCGAAATCTCGGGGTCGTTGATGACGTTGGTGGTCGTGCGGTTGATATCGATTCCGGCCATGATGGCCTCCTATTCGAAGTAGCTTGCGAACTTGTCGCGGGTGGTCTGCTTTTCGTCGCCGCCACGGATTACGCGGCTCTGGGACGCGGACGGCGCTGCGGGAACCTTGGCGACGCCCGCGTACTCCTTTGCGAACGCCTCCATGTCCTCGCGGTCCGCGCAGTGCAGCAGCAGCGACGCCGGGACGCCCGTGGCCTTCGCCACCTCATCGGCGTCGGCACGGCGCTTGGCTTCGGCCTTTAGCTGGGCCAGCTCCGCCTCGGCGCTCTCCGCGCGCTTGGCCAGCTTCTCCTGCTCGCTCATGCCCTGCTGCTCGTACTCGTCCCACTTCGCGGCCTTGTCGCTGTTGGCCTTCGCGCGGCTCTCCCACTTGCGGGACTGCGCGACGGCCTCCTTGTACTTGGCCTCCCAGTCGACCTGCTCGGTGCCCTGCGGCTCCTCCGTGGTCGGCTCCTGCGTGACGGCGCTCTCTTCGGCCATGTGTGGCCTCCTTCCGCCCGTGCGGGCTGTCGGGTTGCCCCGTGCGGGGCCTGAAAACGAAAAAGGCCACCGTGCGGTGGCCAGTCTCGGCATGAAAATGGCCCCTTCCGGGGCCGTGGGTTGTCTAGTGCATGCCTGGGTTCTGCCAGCGCATGACCATCGTTATCTCGTTGACCGACTGCCACGGCTCGCTGACCTCGCCAGCCTCGTACCGTGCGTTGTGGCGCTCCCTCGCCTTCTCGATGCGCTCGTTCAGCTCGTCGGGCAGCTCGCCATTCTCGATGGCGGAGCGTGCGCTGTAGTACACGCTGTTGTAGTGGCGCAGGGCGCTCTCGTATCCGCTGATGTCCCCACTGTCTGCGAACGGAAGCACCACGCAGTCGCAATCGTCGTGGAACTTCCTAGACAGCGCGCTCTCACGCGACAGGTAGACGGCACCGCGGCTGGCGAGCATCATACAGAACGCGCACGTGTCGCCCACGGCGACCCTCGACCAGCGATATCGGCTGCTCGGGTGCAAGCCGCGGTAGAGATTTGCCTCGTAGTCGCGGTGGAGCGCCGCGCTCACGGTCGTGCGCGACATGGCGTGTACGTGCTTCTCGACCACGGCCCCCATGTTGTCAGCCATCTGGTCGGTCGGCGTCTCCCCTGCGTACATCCGGTGGATGGCGTCCTCCATGTCGCGGGAGAGCGCGTCATCGTCAGGCTCAATCGTCTGGGCGGGGTCGCCCTCGCCGATGGTGAGCCGTCGGCAGTAGTCGTACCACTGGGCGCCGAGCGTGGACGATGCCATGCCGTAGTAGCGCACCATGTACCTGCACAGCTCGCGCAGCTCGTCGGACGCCCTCGACCAGTCGCTGTAGTCGATTTCCGCAGCCCTGCGCTCGAACTCCGCGCGTGCGCCCTTCGACAGGTCGCGGGCCATCTTCGAGAAGCGCTTGATGTCGCTATACGTCGGCGTTGCCATTGCCGAACACCTGACTCAGCACGAAGCCGCCAGCGTTGCGCTCTATCTCGCTCATCGCCTTGCGCCGCATGTCCTCGGGGAATCCAATCTGCTCGAAGAACACGCTCGTGCCAGCGAAGCCGGGCACCACGCTCGCTATCTTCACCATCGCGTC